CTGCTAACCAGCACGCGCGTGTCGCCATCGCCAAGCGGGCTACCAAGGAGGACACAGTGCCCGAGATCTACAACGAGAATGGCGAACTCCTTGACGCCGACCTCTTGGAGCCCGGCGATACCGTCTTCGATTCTGACGGAAATGCGTTCGAGGTTGTCCTGGAGGACGACGACAACATCGAGTACGTCGATGAGCTGGAGCCCGAGTTGGTGGGCAAGTCCTTCGCAGACGAGGTCCGCCAGGAGCTCAGCAAGGCCTTCACCGACATCGAGCGCGACGACGTGATCGCCAAGGCCATGGAGAAGGTGTCGGCCCTTGAGGCCCGCGCTGCCCAGGCCGAGGCCATTGCCAAGTCCGAGCGTGACCTGCGCCTGCTGGGCGAGTACGTCGAGGTCGCGAAGAACTACAACGTCCCGATCGAGCCCACGGCCCTCGGCCCGGTGCTCATGCGCATGGCCGACACCATGAGCTACGAGGACTGCGCGGTCATCCACAAGGCACTCACCTCCGCTGGCTCCGCCCTCTACGAAGAGGTCGGCTTCATCGGCGGCGCCGACAACAACGACGTCATGAGCCAGGTGGACGCCTTCCTGGACGCCGACATCTCCAAGTCGGCTGACGTCATCTCCAAGTCCGCGGCGATGACCGACTTCTTCGCCAACAACCCCGGCGCGTACGACGAGTACCGCGCCGACCTGCGCACCCGCTGAGGAGGGTAGAAACGATGGCAACGTACGACGAGAGCATCCGGAATATCACCCTCGATGCGCATGACGATCTCGGTGACTACACCGGCGTCCCCGGACTTCCGGGGTCGGCGAGCCCGAACAAGGGCCACCAGTACTGCTTCGTGAAGGTCTCCGGCGCCCACCAGTGCAATCTGGCCACAGGCGCCGCCAACGAGATCGTCATCGGAGTTCTCCAGAACAAGCCGCAGATGGCCGGGGCAGCAGCCACCGTCGCCATTCGCGGTGTCAGCCTCGTGGAGGCTGGCGGAACGATCACCGCTGGCGCGGCCATCAAGGTCGCTGCCGACGCCGCCCTCGTGGTTGGTGTCGCCGTTGGCGGCGCAGCGGCCGGGCAGCTCGTGCCTGTCCTGCTCAAGGTCTGAAGGGAGTAGAGACAAATGCCGAACCCGACCCAGTCTGACCTTCACGTCAACGTCCCGTTGACCAACGTCAGCATCGCGTACATCCCTGACGCAGGCGACTATGTCTGCCAGAAGGTGTTCCCGAAGGTTCCCGTCCAGAAGCAGAGCGATCTGTTCTGGAAGTGGAGCAAGTCCGATTGGCGCCGTACCGACGTCGTCAAGCGTGCGCCGGGCACCGAGTCTGCCGGTGTCGGTTGGAACTACGACACCGATACGTACTTCGCCCACGTGTACGCGGTCCACCGCGACATCGACGACCAGGTGCGTGCGAACGCCGACTCCAACTTCTCGCTGGACTCGGACTCCACCAAGTTCCTGACCAACCAGATGCTCCTCAAGCGTGAGCTCGACTGGGTCAGCACCTACTTCAAGACGGGTGTCTGGGCCACCGAGTACACGGGCGTGGCGTCCGGCGTCGGTGCTGGGGAGTTCCTCCAGTGGAACGATGCGGCCTCGGACCCGATCAAGGACGTGGCCCAGTGGAAGCTGGACTACAAGCTCCTGACGGGCTACCTGCCCACCAAGCTGATCATGGGCGCGGAAGTTGAGCTCGCGCTCATGTCGCACCCGGACATCATCGACCGCATCAAGTACACCCAGCGCGGTGTTGTCACTCGCGACCTGCTCGCGAGCCTGTTCAACATCCCCGAGATCCTCGTCCCGCTGGCCTCCCAGGTCGACAACGACATCCGGATCAACGATGCGCGGCTCCAGGACGCCGCAGCGACGTACTCCTTCCTCGCGGACACCAAGTCCATGATGATGAGCTACGCCCCTGCCAGCCCGTCGCTGCTCACCCCGTCAGCCGGGTACACCTTCGTGTGGAACGGCTACCACGGTGGCAACAGCGAGGGCATCCGGATGAAGCAGTTCCGGATGGAGCACATCGCCTCCGATCGGCTGGAGTGCGAGATGACCTACGACATGAAGGTCGTGTCCTCGGACATGGGTATCTTCTTCAACACGGTCGTCGCCTGATCGAACGCACGGGTGAGGGGCTGGTGGGCAGGGTTGCCTGCCAGCCCCTTCTCCTTCGGAGGGAGCGGGATGTACTCAGCATTCGGAGTTGACCACGGGGACGTGGTCTCCAAGAACGCCAAGGCAGAGATCATGCGTCTCGGCCTCAGGCGACCGACAGGGCCGATGGCTCCCGGTAGGGAGTACTTCCTCCACAACCGCGCCTATGCCCGTCAGTTGGGGCACAAGGCTGGCAAGCCCAACCCTGGCGGCAAGCAGGACATTGGCAGTGGCAACAAGACCGCCGCCAACTACAGCCTCAGCGAATACGCCGTTGGGCGTGGCGGAACGGCTGGGAAGGTGCCGGGACTCAAGGGCTCAGGCAGACTTCCCGCATAAGGACCTAGGAGAAGAGCATGGCATTCGTTGCCCGCAAGCCGTTTGTGTTCAAGGGCGTCCACTACCGTCCCGGCGAGGTCGTCCACGGGTTCCCCCAGGACTTCTTCCGCGCCGAGGGCTTCATCCGCTCAGGCATGATCATCGAGGTTCCCGACGCGGAGCCCGAGGAGGTCAAGCCGGTGGCCAAGAAGGCATCTGCCAAGAAGTCGGCCAAGGTCGTCGAAGTCATCGAAGAGGCTGATGAGGAAGCTGCTGAGGCCTGACCATGACCTGGACCTACTCCGGTGATCCGTCTGAGTCGGACCTGGACGCGATCCGCTTCTACGTCCAGGACACGGACACTGCCGACCAGCTGATCACCGACGAGGAGATCGAGTTCCTCATCGCCCAGTGGACCCCGGTCTACGGGAACAACCTCATGGTCGCCTCCATGGTCGCGGAGGCCATCGCGGCCAAGTTCACTCGTGAGGTCGCCTACTCCGCCGATGGCGTGAGCGTGGGCGTCCAGGACCTCCAGGACAAGTACAACAACCTCGCGCTGTCCCTGCGCGACCAGTACAAGCAGTACGACATCGGATCGGGTCCCGTCGTGGGCGGCATCCTCTACGCGGAGGCTCACGACCCGACCATCAAGCCGACGCTGTGGTCCGTGGGGATGCACGACAACGCCCGCGCAGGCAACCAGGAGACGGGCACCAGTGCGTCCCAGAACTACGAGCTCGGCGGGGAGAGCGGAGTACCGGGCTGATGCCGCGCACCGTCTCGCACCGCTCCAAGGCCTACGTGCGCCGAGCCGCCGAGGCCCAGTTCGACTGCGTCATCCAGATCACTCGCGCGGGGGAGCCGATCTTCGATGACACGACCGGCACCTACACCCCGACCGCCACGCTGGTCTACGAGGGCGTCGCGCGCATCTGGGAGCTGGACCAGGCAGGCACGCTGAGCGTGGGCGAGGCCACCTTCCCCCTGCGGGCGACCTACTGCTCCATCCCGTGGGATCACGAGCCCGTCCCGCACAACGACGACATCATCGAGGTCCTCGTCATGAACGACGATCCCGACCTCCCAGGGCGCACCTTCCGCGTGATGTCGGTCGACGGCGGCGGGCACATGCGGGCCACGCGCCGGATGCACATCACCGGCATCGTCGAGAACGCGCACTTCAGTGGCTAACGCCGTCACCGCCGACCTCGTGTCGCTGGCCAACGACCTGGAGTCCGCCAGCGGCCAGGGGATCATGGCCAGTGCCCAGCAGATCCTCCAGCAGTCGGCTCAGCGGGTTCAGGCCGCTGCCCAGTCCATGGCCCCGGTCAAGAGCGGGGCGCTGCGCGAGTCCATCAGCATCGGCTACCCCGATCCGCTGACGGCCGTCATCGGGCCGCATGTGCCCTACGCGGTCTATCAGGAGTACGGCACGGGCTCGCGGGGAGAGTTCCCCGGCACTCCCTACAAGATCCTCCCCAAGCGCCCTGGTGGCGTCCTGGTGTTCAAGATCGGCAACCGGACCATCTACGCCAGGTCGGTCACCCATCCCGGCGTCCGTCCCCACCCCTTCATGCGCCCGGCCTTCCGGCAGGCTATGGGCGACCAGTTGGCGGCCTCGCTGGCTGACGCGGGCGCCGCCCTCATCGCGAAGGGACCAAACGGATGATCGAGCGCAGGCTCCTGAGCGCAGCCATCGTGACGGCCGCGGAGACCACGGGCATCCCCGTGGGCCTGGCACACGCCCCGGATGGCGGTGGGTGGAACGGGCAGCCCAACCTGACCACCTCGGACTTCGTCCCCTACGGGGTCGTGACGCCGAACACCGCGACACAGGCGACGGGATCGCTGTCCGACCCCCAGGCCGATCGCCAGTTGCCCTACTCGGTCTCCGCCTTCGGCGTGATGCCCGAGCAGACCGAGTGGGTGGCGGACAAGCTCCGCGCCGCCGTCGAGGCCCTGAAGAAGACCACGGTCGTCCTCGGGGATGGCACCTACAAGATTCAGCAGGTTCGGACGGACGTCATCGGCGGCCTCCAGCGTGTTGACCAGACCGAGCCCGCGTACTGGGGCCAGGTCGATGTGATGACCCTCTGGCTGACACCGGCCTGATTGACGAGGGTGGAATGATCGAATCAGCAGCTCCCAAGACAATGGAGGACCCGCCATGGGCCGCGTAATCCCCAATGAGCAGACCTACGTCTGCTTCATCGACACCACTCCGGGCATCGCGTCTGCGACCCTCGCGCCCACTGCGGCCGAGGTCAGTGGCGGTGTCGACCTGACCGGCTTCCTCATGAGCATCAACGCCTCGGCACAGGGCAACCAGGTCCCCACGCCGAGCCTTGACTCGCTCTTCGAGACGAGCATCGTCGGTACGAGCCAGGCCACCTTCACGGCCGACTTCTACCGCGACGACTCCGCGGACACCGCCTGGGACACCTTCCCGCGCGGCACCAAGGGCTTCGTCGTCATCTCCCGCTTCGGCGGATCGGGCACCGATCAGCTCCCCATCGCCGGTGACGTCGTCGAGGTGTGGCCGATCGAGGTTGTCTCCCGCACCGCCGCCGCGATGCAGAACAACGCCGTCCAGACCTTCACCATCACCTGCGCGGTCAACATCGTTCCGAACGAGGCCGCGACCGTCCTCGCCTAGCCAAAGGAGTTCCTGAATGCCCACTCAGGACGAGACCACCGAAGTTACGACCGAGGAGTACAAGCCCAACCGGGCCACTCGTCGTGCCAAGCCGAAGTCCAACCGCGCCACGTTCGCGCAGTTGCGCTCCAAGGCACCGCAGGAGAAGGAAGTCGTCGTACGTCTTGGGGACGACGAGATGTCCTTCCTGTTCCGCTCCATCGGTGCCAAGGAGTGGGACCTGCTGGTCTCCAAGCACCCGCCCACCAACGCCCAGCGTGCCGATGGCAATCCGTTCAACACGGACACCTTCCCGCCTGCGCTGATGGCGCGGGTGTGCGTGGAGCCCGTGCTGTCGTCCGAGGAGTGGACGGAGATCTGGGAGTCGGACACCTGGAGTCGCGGGGAGATCGGCGACCTGTACGCGGCCGCCGTCAACCTGTGCACCAGCGGGTTCAACATCCCTTTCAGCGCGAGCGCCTGAGGTACGACTCCGCCCTCTACATGGAGATGTCGTTCTGCAACGAGCACGGCATCCCGCATTCGGAGTTCCTCGAATGGAGCCCTGAGGATCGGGCCAAGGCCCTGGCCTTCCTCATGGAAAAGGCGCTCCGGTGTGACATGTGCGGTACGGCAGAATGGGAATGGGACGCCGACAGGCGCGCCTATGAGCCAGTGGAGAAGTTCTGCATGGGCTGCTACCTGAAGCACATGGCCGACGAGGGCGGCGGGCAGATGCCCGGCACGTCCATCATCATGGAGCCCTCCAGGGGCCAGAAGGCAGCCAAGCGCCTCCAGCGGCTGAAGGCCGAGGCGTACCGTGGCCGATGAGACCAGGAACGCCAATGTCGTCCTGACGGCCAATGTCGACCCCTATCAGCAGGGGATGCAGCAGGCGACACGTCAGACGAACGCCCTGACCGAGTCCATCAACAAGCTCGTCGCGTCGATGGACGGCATCACCACGCGGGTGGGCAAGAAGCTGCTCATCTTCTCCGCTGCTGATGCCGCGGCCATGACGG